GAATTCTGCTTTATAACTTTAAGTTATAAAGTAATATTCCTTGAAATAAACTTTATTATAAATAATATACAAGAGAACATATGAACACAAGAACATTAATTGACAATATTAAAAAGGGCGACGCAATGAAGAGTAATAATACTTTTAATAGTATTATGCAAGATAAACTTGTCAGCGCGTTAGATTCTCATAAACAAGTAGTTGCTTCCCAAATGTATGGAGCATCTAATGATACTCCGACAGCGGAGACGGAAGGGGAAACAACTGCAGATGCTAACGTTTAAAGAATCATTTGCTGAAGTAGTAGAAGCTAAGCTGAAGCTCCCGAAGGGTGAAAAGGTAGCCAAGGAAATAACCAAACTTGGAATAAAGAAAAACATAACTGCTGTTATTACTAGCAAGTTTAATTTATATATTGATGGCGTAAAGCTTGATAAATATAAAGACCAAGCTGGTGCTGAAAAAGCAGTGAAGGAATTCATTAAATTACTCGGAGCTTAAATGAAGCTAATAACGGAATATACACAGAACCAACTTAGCTATTCCATAGAGGAAGCTAAGAATGGTAAGAAGAATACATTTTTAGAAGGTGTATTCATGCAAGCAGAGAACAAGAATAAGAATGGTAGGATTTATACCAGACAAGTTCTTGAAGGTGCTGTTGACAGATTTGTAAATGAACAAGTAATAACGGGACGTGCAGTAGGTGAATTGAATCACCCTGACGGCCCTTCCATTAACTTGGATAAAGTTTCGCACAGAATTACCGAACTTAAATGGGATGGTAATAATGTGATGGGAAAAGCGCTAATTTTGGATACCCCTATGGGTCAGATTGTAAAAGGTTTGGTTGAGGGTGGTGTACAACTTGGAGTGTCTAGTCGTGGTATGGGAAGTCTTAGTATGAAAGACGGGGTTAACTATGTTGGTGAAGATTTTCTTCTCAACACTATTGATATCGTACAAGATCCATCAGCTCCAAATGCTTTTGTAAATGGCATTATGGAAGGTGTTTCTTACGAAGAAGATAGACCTGGTCATTACATCAAGACTATTGAAAAAGGTGAGACAGAAGTGAAAGAGTCTAAAGAGACTTTCTCGGAAGAGAAACAATCTGCAGGTTTTGGGCATTTCCTCTCTAAACTATAACTCTCATGGGAGAAAATAATGTCTGAATTAAAAGACGATGTTGTTGACACAACTGTAGATGAGGTTATTGTTGAGGATACACAAGCAGAAGAAGTTATTGAAACTCCAACTGCGCCTCTAACAGCAGCTCGTACGGTATCAGCGATACAAGCTTCTTTGGCAGAAATGTCTAAAGAAGGCCTTGACGAAATCTTTGAAGCAGCGGAAAAAGCTAAAGCGAAAGCTAAAGTGGAAGACGATGAAGAAGAAGAGGACGATGAAGGTGACGAAGATGAAGGTGAAGTAGAAGAAAGTGATGCAAAAGAAGTTAAGGGTGGAAAAACTGCTCAATCTGACAACAAAGCAACGCCAACAAAGAAGAAGAAAGTGAAAGCTGACGACGGATCTGAAGGTGATGTAGTTGAGAAGAAAGAAAAGTTTAAAGAAGACCTTGACGCTCTAGTTAAAGACGAAGACACATTGTCTGAAGGCTTTAAAGAAAAAGCATCTACTATTTTTGAAGCAGCACTTGCATCAAAAGTTAATGCTGAAACAGCAAAATTAGAAGAAAGATATTCTTCTGACCTAGCTGGTGAAGTTGAAGCTATTAAAGAAGATTTAGTTGATAAGGTAGACGGCTACTTAACATATGTAGTTGAAAACTGGATGACTGATAACGAAGTTGCTATTGAGCATTCTTTGAAATCAGAAATCACTGAGTCATTCATTGGTTCATTAGGTCAGTTATTTGCTGAGCACCACATCAATGTTCCTGCAGACGCTGGAGATATCTTAGATACTCTGTCTGAAGAAGCAAAAGATGCTAAAGCTCAATTAAATGATGCGACTGCACGTGCTATGGAATTATCTGAGAAAGTTAAAGCTTTCGAAAGAAAAGAAATAGTTAGTGAAGCATGTAATGGTTTGGCTGCAACTGAAGTAGCAAAATTAACTGAATTAGTTGAAGGCATTGATGCTGATTCTAATGAAGACTTTGCTAAAAAAGTAGCGACAATTAAGGAATCTTACCTTAACAAAGATTCTAAAGTAGAAGCACCAACGGAAGTTGATGCAATTACTGAGGATACTCAAGAACCACAGGTTGTTACTGCGTCTATGCAGCAATACCTTAGCGCACTTTCGCGTACTTAATTCCAATTAGGAGAATATAAATGGAAATTAATCAAACTATGTTACAGGAAAAATGGGCACCTGTACTAGATTCTCAAGAAGCCGGAAGTATCACTGACCAACATAAGCGTCGTGTTACTGCTGTAGTTCTTGAAAACCAAGAAAAAGCCTTTGCAGAAGCTCGTGGAATTAATGAAGCGGCTGCTGTTAACTCTACTGGTTCAAGCGTAGATAACTGGGATCCAGTACTTATCTCTTTAGTGAGACGTGCTACTCCTAACCTTCTTGCATTTGACCTTGTAGGTGTTCAACCAATGACTGGTCCTACTGGACTAATCTTTGCAATGAAGTCTCGCTATTCAACTCAAGGTGGCACTGAAGCATTATTCGACGAAGCTAATACAGCTTTCTCTGGCGCTGCTTCTGGTGACTTAGGTGCTGCTGATGCTGGCAACAGCGATCCTTTTGCTGGTGACGATCCTGCTTCAGGTGGTTCTGTTGGTAACGACTCTGATACAGTTAATGAGTATCAACCTGGTTCTGGTAACACTACTGCTGTTGCTGAAGCACAAGTTGCTGCTGCTGATATCCCTCAGATGGCGTTTTCAATCGATAAGACTACTGTGACTGCAAAGTCTCGTGCTCTTAAAGCTGAATACACTACTGAATTAGCACAAGACCTTAAAGCTGTTCATGGCCTTTCTGCTGAAACTGAGCTGGCAAATATTTTGTCAACTGAGATTCTTGCTGAAATGAACCGTGAAATCATCCGTCTAGTTAACGTTAACTCTGTTACGTCAACTCGTGGTGCTGCTGCTGGTGTTTATGCTATGGCAACTGCTGCTGATAATGGTGGTGGTCGTTGGTTAGTTGAGCGTATTAAAGGTTTAGTATTTGCTATCGAACAAGAAGCTAATCAAATTGCTGTTTCCACTCGTCGTGGTAAGGGTAACTTTGTAATTGTTTCTCATGGCGTTGCTGCAGCATTAAATACTGCTGGCGTTATGGATACTGGTTTAGGTCTATCTGGTCCTCAAGGATTTGATTCTGACGTAGCTGGTTCATTGTTTGCTGGAACTCTAAACGGTCGTATGAAGGTTTATATTGACCCTTATGCTTCAGTAGATTACTTTACAGTTGGTTATAAAGGTGCAAACCCTTATGACGCTGGAATGTTCTTCTGCCCGTATGTTCCTTTATCAATGATGAAGACAATTGGCGAAAATGACTTCCAACCACGTATCGGCTTCAAAACTCGTTACGGTATTGCGGATAATCCTTTCGTTACTGCTGGCAATGGCGCAAACGTATACTACAGAAAACGTAAAGTAACTGGTCTATAGATCACTACTTAACTTTTCTAAAGTTATACTAAAGACCCTATCTTCGGATGGGGTTTTTTTTTACTCTATAAATAAGTGTATGAACAACCAAATGTATAAATACTAATATGCCAAACTTTTTAAATCCATCATCATTCGTATTAACTCTAGACTCCCAGACATATTCTGGTGCTGAGTTTACTATACAAACTATGATGCTACCAGATGTTACTGCCGAAGGTGCAGAATTAAATTATCAACAGTTAAATGTTAAGATGGCTGCAGACAAAATTAGTTTTGGTGCATTTGAAATATCTTATCTTATCGATGAAGATCTTCTAAACTATAAAGAGATTTTTGATTGGATAAAAGGTAATGTAGAATCAAACCATACGGCAACGAATCATACAAGAGACTTAACTCTAACTGTTATGAACTCTGCTAACAACGTAACAAAACAAATCAAATTTGTGGATGCTTACCCGACAACTATCTCATCCCTACCGTTTGATATTACAACAACTGATGTGGAATACCTAACAGCTATAGTATCCTTCTCGTATAGCTATTATGAATTTATATAAGTAAAGTATGTACAAGTGAGCAAAACTGTGATATAATATAACTTTAAAAGTTATAAATGGAATATTATGAATATTGAAGAAGTATTGAAGATGTGGAAAGAAGATTCCATAATAGATGATTTAAAATTAGATGATACTACTGTGAGG